TGGATTTAGGAAAATGGTAGATATATCTTTAGGTGATATATCAACTAATTATACTTATCATCAAGTAGAAGAAAAAAATTATTATACTATTAATGCTTCGTTAATAAGTTATGTTAGTAAAGAAGTTAGATTTTTAAGTTCAGCAAATATTCTATTTAATAATTATGATACTGATTTAAAAAATAATAGCGATATAGATAAATATAAGAGGGTAGTAAGATTAAATGAGTGGAGAGTAAGTATTGATATAGGACTTAATGAATTGTCAAATGTGTATAGTAAATTGTATGAACATGTTAAATCGAATAAAGAAATGTTTGGAATAGGTTTAGCAGAAGATGATGTGTGATTAAAATAGTTAATTTTAATATAATTATAATTATATTAAAATGAGTAGGTTTGATAGAAGATTAAAGGGTGTATCCGATAGACCAGGTTCTGGAGTATGTAGTACTGGTCCTCCGCCATTTAGGATGATGGGTGGATTAATGAGAAATAGAACAAGAAGAAATTCAATGCCTGCTACAAATAATGTTGTTCAAAATAAAACGGTTACTACTATTAATAATACAATATCAACACAACAAAATTTAGATAGTATAAATGTTTTAAGTAATCGTAATAATAGTTTAGAAAATAGAATGATGGCAAAGCATGAATTGAAGATAGAAACATTAGAAATTAAAGTGACACAATTAGAAAGTTTAAAAGAAACGAATGATAATAAGATAATTGAATTAGAGAAAATAAATAGAGAAAATTTAGATACAATAAATGAATATAATATGAAATTAGAGATGATGGTAGATTATGTGAAGAAGTTGAATGGATTGATAGAGAAGGTGAAAGGTCATATGAGCAAAGAAAAGTTGAATAGATTAGAGTTAAATATATCGGAATTAAATTGATTATATTTTTAGATAATTAATATTATCATAAAAATATGAAGATTGTAATCAGTTCAAAAGGAAAAGTGACAAAGTTTATACAGATTTTTAGGAATCTTAAGGATATATGTAATGATGTAAATATAAATGTGAGCGAATATGGTATGTATGCTCAGGGAATGGATAGTAGTCATATAAGTTTGTTTGAATTTAAGATGGTGCCGTCGTGGTTTGATGTGTATGAAGTGGAAGGGACTGATACTTTGGGAGTTCATTGTTCACTTTTATTTACAGTATTTGATTGTATTGAAGAAGGACAACATATAGAGATATTAAGAAAACGTGGGAGTGATACATTTAATGTTAATTTGGCTGGTTCAGGATATCAAAAAGAATTTCAACTAGGAACTATTGATATTGAGACAGAGATGATGAGTATACCTGAAATGGAATATGATGCTGATATTAAAATGGTATCAAAAGATTTTAGTGATTTGATAGGTCAAGTATCAAAGTTTGGACAGGATGTAAATGTGAAATGTAATGATAAGATAGAATTAATAGGAAGTTCAGAAGAACTAGGAAAGATTAAGATTATAATTGAAGATGATAATATTATATCTTATGAGGTGGTTGAAGATTGTGATTTAGAAATGGCATATGCGATTGAATTTATCAAGAGATTTACACAATTTTCAAATATTAATAGTGAAGTTTATGTGCATTTTAGTATGAATAGTCCAATGAAAGTATGTTATAATTTGGATACATGGATGGAAAATGATGGAGATGATGAAGATGAAAAGATTAATAATTTTATAAGATTTTATCTAGCGCCAAAGATGGATGAGGATTGATTTCGGTAAAAATCAATATTTCATTTCTAGAATATAATTAATAACAAATGAAATTTATATTAGAAATAGCAGTTTTTTGTATAGTATTATTTTTTTATTTACATATTTATTATCATCAAAAAGTAGAGAATGATTTGGAAGTATATTCTATAGAAGAACCGTCGAAAGATAAATTAGAAGAAACTTGTGATTTAAGACAGCCTCTATATTTTAATTTTATTAACGATAACATAATTAATAATTGTGACTTAAGAAGTTTAGAAGAAAATTATGGCGCATTTGATGTAAATATAAGAGATACAAAGAATGTTGATGATTCAACTCAATTAGGGTTACCATTTGTTCTTAAAGAAGCCATAAATGTTTTAAGAAATGATAAAGAGTCAAAATATATTAGTGAAAATAATGTAGATTTTCTTGAAGAAACAGCAGTGATAAAACATTTTAAATATAATGATTCTTTTTTGAGACCTCCATTAGTTTCAAATTGTAAATACGATTTTATGACAGGTTCTAGTGGTTCAAGCACACCATTAAGGTATGATTTAAATTATAGGAATTATTATTATGTGACAGGTGGCGAGGTTATAGTGAGATTAATACCTCCAAAAAATACAAAATATTTATATACAGAAAAAGATTATAATAATTTTGAGTTTAGGTCACCTGTTAATGTTTGGGATGTTCAACCGAAATATAGAGCAGATTATGATAAAATAAAGTCATTAGATATAACATTAAAAAAAGGTATGATATTATTTATACCTGCTTATTGGTGGTATAGTATAAAATTTGAGAAGATATCTAGTATATGCACGATGAAATATAGAACATATATGAATACAGTTTCTATTTTACCTGAAATTGTGATGAATTTACTTCAAAGACAAAGCATTAAGAGAAATACTATAAAGAATGTCATAAAAACAAGTAATATAAATGAAATTAAAAGTAAGGTTGAGTCTGGAGAAACAAAACAAGAAACAAAGGAAGAAGGAAATAATAAGAATGAATAGTTATATATTATATTAAATTGAATTTAATATATAACATAATAGTTACTATATCACAATGTCTTACAAAATACATATATCAGATCGGAGGTATGAAGAATATAAGTTTGTTGATTCTAGAACATTAGATAATTCTCATGTAGATGGAGTAGATGTTGACCCAATATTAAATAAACTATTCAATCAAGATATATTTAAATTACTTGATGATGGTAATATTATATTACAACATTCATCAGTAAGGTCAATGCCAGTTATACCTGGCGTTCTAGTATTAAATAATAATAAAACATATGGGAAAAAAGGGAAGAGATTTCTGTATAAATGTATTCCTGATGATAGGAGATTACCAGAGTTTTTAGTTCCATATACAATTAAAAGTAAATTTAATAAAAGTTTAAAAAATATTTATGTAATATTTAAGTTTTCTGAATGGGATGATAAGCACCCAAGAGGGATATTGAAACATAATCTTGGGACGGTTGATATATTAGATAATTTCTATGAATATCAGTTATATTGTAAGAGTTTGTATGCTTCAATACAGAATTTTACAAAGGCTACCATGAAAATTCTTAGAAAAAATTCTGAAGAATATTTTATCAATAAACTAATCGAAAAATATCATCCGGAAGATAGACTCGATTATGATATTGTTACAATAGATTCAGATAATTGTAAGGATTTTGATGATGGATTTAGTATATTAGAAAATGAGAATGAATGGATGATAAGTGTTTATATATCGAATGTATCTTTGTGGTTAGATTCGATGGGGTTATGGGATTCATTTTCAGAGAGAATATCTACTATATATCTACCTGATAGAAAAAGACCAATGTTACCAACTATATTATGTGATGCGATATGTAGTTTAGTAGAGGGTAATATTAGGTTTGCTTTTACGTTAGATATTAGAGTAAATAAAGAAACATATGAAATATTGGAAACAAAGTTATCAAATACAGTTATTAGAGTGAAACATAATTTAAGATATGGAAGTGAAAAAATGAAAAATAATCCAGTGTATAATAAGATATTTCCAGTTATATATAAACTTAACAGGAAATACAAATATATTGATAGTATTAAAACGAGTCATGATATAGTAGCGTATTTAATGATACAGATGAATTATATATGTGCGAAGAGAATGGTATCATTTAAGACGGGGATATATAGAAGCGCTAAGATAAATAATAATATTGAAATACCGGATAATGTTGATGGAGGATTAAAGAAATTTTTAAAGATGTGGTATAGTTTTGGAGGAAATTACTGCACATATGAAAATATAAAAGGACATGATATGTTGGATTTAGAAGCATATGTTCATATTACTAGTCCAATTAGACGATTAGTTGATTTACTTACAATGATAATAATACAAAAAGAAATGGGAATTTTAACTTTAAGTGATGATGCTTATGGATTTTATGATAGATGGACAAAAACAGAATCGTTAGAATATATTAATAAAACGATGAGGTCAATTAGAAAAGTTCAAAATGATTGTAATTTATTGAATATATGTAATGATAATAATGAAATATTAGAAAAGGTATATGATGGGTTTATATTTGATAAAATATATAGAAATGATGCTCTTTATCAGTATATGGTTTATTTACCAAAATTAAAAATGACAAATAGATTTACTAGCAGATACGATAAAGAAAATCATAGTATTCAACAATTTAAAATATATATATTTACGGATGAAGATAGATTAAAAAGAAAAATAAGAGTTGAACTTCAGTAATTAAGCCAAATTTAAAAATATTCTCCATATTACATCTTTAACCTTCATTGACATATTTCCGTCATTAAATTCTAAATATTGATAATTTTGTGCTGTATTATATGCTCCTTTTAATGTGGTATAATCATCATATGTTGAAATAGTAACATTAGATCGCATTCTTACAAATATACTTATGTCATCTCCCGCAAATATAGGAAAATATAATATTTCAAACTCCGGTCTATTCCATAAACGATTGGGTTTTTCATCTAATATCTGTTGATACATGCTTTCTACTATAGTATTTGTTTTTCTAAATATTCTAACATCTAAATTTTCTTTTAAAGCGTTTAAAATTTGTTTATGTAAATTTGAATTAATAATTTGATTAGTTATACTAGATTGATTTTTTATTAGTTCAATTGATGTGGGGTTTCTAGCTAATATATCAGCAACATATTGAATATATAAATTAGATAGAGTTCCAGAAGAAGTAGAATTAAGTGAAATAAATCTACCTTCAACATGTGATAACGTTGATAATAAGAGATCGCTATATAATGCTGAACTTAATTTAGAATATTGTTTATCTTCATATATGAAATAAGGCGTTCCTTGAATTGTCTTATATCTAATGTATTTTGCAATATCAATGGCTTTTGTATTTATAGCGGTCAATGTGAAATTGTATGTTGCTGTTAAGTTACTTGAAGAATCTACTTGAGATTGTTGAACTTTTCCGAGAGAATCTAAATAAACAGGAAGATATGTTCTTGTAAGAGAATAATAAGTATTTAAAGAAATACGATTACCTTCGCCTAGTTTCATATATCCTTTAATTGACATAGACTGAATAAAAAATTGGAAATATGCCATGTCAAATATAAGAGAACTAGATTCCGGTATTTCTAATTTTTTGTAACCAGCAATTGATATGTTAGATTCATATGTTACTACTATATTTTTATTCGGTGGGATAATGATATGTTCTCCAGGTTTTGGAGGAGATGACCCATTCCACCCATTAACATCATTCCAATTATAATAAACATTATTTTGACTTTTATTTTTGTTTATTATTATATTACTAAATTTTGATGTTTGAATACATCCTCTTACATCTATTTCTTCTACATATAAGTCTATATAGTCATTAATAAATAAAATTCTACTATTGATAGGAACAACTAATTTTTTATATCTAGTTGCCAATATAGAGAATTGAGTTATTTGTATAATAGTATTCTGTGGAACAATAATATCTTCTCCTGCTTCAGGAACCTTATTATTATCCCAAGCATTAACATCATCAAAATAGTATGTTTTATAATATTTGTTATCTGGATATGTTGTCCATATGTTTGAAACTGGAACATCAACATCTTTGAAATCAGATACAGTTGTTTCAGCCGACGATGTAAACGATGTAATATCTCCCAAATCTTCATTTATAAAATCATCTTCTTCTTGTGGTATTACATCATTCATTGCGCTAACTAATGAATTTCCTAATTCAGTAATATTATCAGAATTATCAACAGTTTGAAACGTGTAAATATACGTATCTGCTGAATTATTAGTTAATAATTCATAATCTGCTGTTATAGATTCTACTTTAAAACTTTTAAGTTTTATTCTGTCTAATGGAATATTATGATAATTTGCGAGCGTTTTAACAACAACATTTCTTTGAGTATTAGTATTTTCTTGTTTTAATGTTTGATTTACTCTTCCAGCAAAAATAAAATTCATTTTTAGTTTCACTATATAAGTAAATACAGGAGGTATAATATGGATTGTGCTACCTTGATTAAGTTGAATAGTTCCTTTAATGTTTAATTTTTCTGCTTTAAATGAGTAATTTGGAATATCAATAATAAATCTACTGCTTTCGGGGACAGACAATTTTTTAAAGTAATTGGCAGTGATATTAGATTGATTAGTTACAATAATAGTTGTATTTTCAGGGATATTAATATCATCACCTTCCTGAGGTATTTTATTATCTTCCCATATAGTTGGATCGTCAGACCATCTAGTAACGGTTGTAGTATGAATAACAGCAGAACCTCTTTTAATTTGTATATTTCCGTTGATTCTCATGGTTGTAAATGATAATTTTTTATTAGGGAGATCAATAATAAGTAGACTTGTGCTTGGAATAATAAGATTATTGAAATAATTAATTTTATTGGGAAATGCGTTATCGTTATTTAACGATATAACAGTGTTTTCAGGAATAATAATATCATCACCGTTATCTGGAACTTTCCCATTTGCCCATTTTGAAGCATCAGTAAATTCCATACCATTTGAAGTTGTAATTGCCATTTTACCTCTTTTAACATGAACTATACCAATGTCGTTGATTTGTTTGAACGCAAATGTTTTTCCAGATAGATCAAGAGTAAATTTACTACTTTCGGGTATATTTAGCACATTGAAATAATTGATATCTTGAGTAAAGTTTGAAGATGAGTCAATAATTAATTCAACATTTTCAGGTAAATTAATAGAATCTCCTTGTCTAGGTATATTATTACCAGTAAAAAGAGTTTCCCAAGTGGTAATAGTTCTATTATATGTAGGCGGAGGAGGAACATGGAATACTCTTATACTGGAACCAGCGCTGAATGATAATGACCCTTTAATAACTGACATAGTGTTAATCGTGATATTTAGATTTTTGACATCAATAATTAATTTACTAGATTCGGGTATATTTAATTTTCCGTATTTAGTATTATCACTTACATTACTTTTATTAGTAATAACCATAATAGTGTTTTCAGGAATGTTTATGTCGCTTCCTTCGCCCGGGACAATATTATTATTCCAACTAGAAGTATTATGCCAATAACTATATGGCTCAGGATTATTGCTTAAATCAGATTCAATTATTTGACTATTTACATTGGTCATAACTTCTCCAGAAATAGTTTTACTTTTGACATACAAATTTGTGCTAGTGCTGTCGAATACTAATTTACTATTGGAAGGGATAGAAAGATTATTATAACTATTTTTTGAAATAATAAACTTAGTAATTTTAATAATAGTATTTTGGGGAATATTTATATCTTGTCCTGATTGGGGCGTTGGAACACCAATTCCAAATGCTCCATCCTCATCAAAATAAAAAATATTAGACATAATTTAATTATTATTAATTTAATTATATTACAAATATAACGATTTGTTAGTAATTACAGACTTCAATAATAAATTTGGAATTTTTTTGACATTTGATAATAATTCCAGATTTTCCATAATTTCACAGCATTTTTCTAATTCAATTCCAATATTTACAATCTTTAATAGCGACTTTATGAAATCTCCTAAAAACAATCCCCAGTATTCTAGTTCATTAAATACCTTTTTACATTCATCATCATTTTCACAATTACACCATTTATATACTAACTCACATATATCATATTGTATATTTTGAGTATTTTGATGAATTCCATATTTATTTTCGCTAATTGTGAAATTATTGATAGTTCTATTTAATTTATTTATAATCATTTTACAATTTTGACTGATACTTAAATTATTAACATCATATACTTTATATTCATCTGAAATTTTTATGGGAGTAAATATGCTTAATACACATATAAGTTCAGTGGTAGATAGTCTAGTAAATGTTGTAACTTCATCAAACATGAATTTAACAAAACCAATGTGAGGTATTTCTTGTATATTATATGCCACTAATCCCATTGTAGTAATGTTATCATCATCATCAATAAATCCATATTCATTAAGGATGTACGTATATTTTTTAATATTATTTTTGATAAATGTGCTTGCATTTTCAAATGAATTATTAGATTTTTTAATTTCATGTTCAATATGTTTAAGACGTTTAATTAATGAAATATCATTTTGAATTGGTTTAAATGACCCATATTTTTTAATAACTTCGTCCTTCTTTTTTTGATGTATTTTTCTTTTTAGATTTATTATATTATTTTCAATATTATACCATTCAATTGCTGTATCATAATCAGTTAATAATGATGACCTTACTTCTTTATCTAATGTTAGTTTGGCATTTTCTAATTTATTGATATCTTCTAAACTATTCTTTATTTCTCCATAAATTTCATTGCCCATCAATGTATCTTCAATAAATTCATATATATTTTGTTTTGAATCTAATAATGAGATAATAATATTATAATTAATATTAAATTTAGATTTAATAATTTGTGATTTCCCAGTCATAATATCTCTGTACTCGGATAATTCAATATTATTATTGTTAATAAATAAGTTATTTAAATGAAATACATATCCTTTGGTATCAATACCTCTTCTACCTGCTCTTCCCGCCATCTGAGTATATTCATGAGGAAACAATGCTCTAAATCCATTATTAGAGAATTTAGTAAGTGCTGTGAAAACAACTGTTCTAGTTGGCATGTTAATTCCAACCGCAAATGTTTCAGTAGCAAATAATAATTTAATGTATCCTTTGCTAAATAGTAATTCAATCATTTCTCTGAAAACAGGTGTAACTCCTGAATGATGAACCGCTATACCTTTTTCCAATAGTTTAATTATTTTACCATATTCTTTTAAACTAGTATATTCTCTCCAATTATCTAATTTACTAATAAGGATTTGTTCGCATTCTTTTTTAATGATGGATGGTACCTTTGAGTTATCTTCAAAAAGAGGAATAGTAATTTTATTAGCATATTCATAACAACCTCTTCTCGAAAATACAAATACTAAACCAGGCAATAAATCATTTTTTTTTAGATGTTTTACCATATTATTAATAACAAAATTCTTATTAATTCGCTGAAGATTATTTTTGTAGAGAAGGTTGTGTAGATCTTTTATTTTATGATAAACTATATCATTAAATTGAGGTTCTTCAGTGCTTTTAATAAGTTTAGGTTTATCGCAGATTTTTTCAAATATATCTCTTGTTTTCTTATCAAATTTTCTTAGAACATTGTTATGAGCAGTAAAGTATGCGTAGTGTTCAAGAGGTACAACTCTTTTTTTATTAGGACATAACATTGTAACTAAATTATTACTAGATGCCATAAATTTACACAAATTTTCAGGTTTATTAATTGTCGCAGATAATCCAATAAGTTGCGTTGTATCTGGAGTCATCATTATGGCTTCTTCCCATACACTTCCTCTATCGTTATCATTAATATAATGAATTTCATCATAAACAATACATGCCAATTCGGTATCAAAATCCATTTCAAAATCTAGTTGATTTTTATTAGATTCTTGTTTGTATTTAAACAAGTTATTTCTTAAAATTTCAGTTGTCATAATAAGAACTTCGGCTTCAGGATTATACTTAATATCACCAGTTAAAATCCCAAATGAGATATTTGGAAATTTTTTTTGGAAACAATTAAATTTTTCATTGGAGAGTGCTTTAATAGGAGAACAATAAATCACTTTTTTATTTAATTTGGTGAAATATCTAATAGCAAATTCTGCCGGAAGAGTTTTACCGGAACCAGTATGTGCGGTGATTAGTATATTACAGTTTTTGATTATACCTTTAATCGCCCATTTTTGAAAGTTAGATAATTCGAATGGATATTCATTGAAAATTTGTTCATATTCGTGTTTGGAACTAAAATTGGTGTCACATACAAGGTATGACATAGTTATATTAATAATAATAAATAAATATATTAATATCAATTTATTATATTATTTAGCTCTGGCTCTCATTTTACGTCTTTTTCTTTGTAATCTACGGACACGTTTCTTTTTCCATTTCCATCTCATCCTAGATCTAGATTTTTTATAATTACATGAATGACTCATATAATTATAATAACAAAAAAATATATTAATATGGGTTTATTATATTATTTTTTTATTTAGTATAAATTGAATGATATTAAATATATGTAGATTTATATAAAGAATATGCATTATATTTTTTCTGTTGAAGGAAATATTGGCTCTGGTAAATCAACTCTTGTTAAAATGTTGAAGGAATCTCTTAAAACGATTGATAATACGAATGTTATTTACTTACCAGAACCGGTGAGTGTGTGGGAAAGTATAAAAGCAAAAGATGGTAAAAACGCAATAGAAAAATACTATGAAAATCCAGAAAAATATGCCTTTTCATTTCAAATGATGGCATACATATCTAGAATACATCAGTTACGAGAAACTTTAAAAACGAAAGATAATGTTATTATAATTAGTGAAAGGTCGGTATTTACAGACAAAGAAATATTCGCAAAGATGTTACATGATGATGGTAAAATAGAAGATATTGAATTTAATATTTACTGTAAATGGTTTTATGAATTTGTGAAAGATATACCAGTGGGAGGTCTTATTTATGTAAAAACAGAACCAGAAATTTGTGAAAAAAGAGTAATTATTAGAAATAGGAAAGGAGAAACTATTCCACTATCCTATTTACAAAATTGTCATAAATATCACGAAGATTGGTTAAATAATGAAGATTTGCCGGTTTTAACCCTGAACGGAAACAATGATTTTATTGATTGTTTACCGCCTGAATGGTTAAATTCGATTGAATCATTTGTTAATAGTTTATCTAGTTGAAACTATATTTTAAAGTAATTTAAAAGGTATTGTTTAATTAAGTTAATGTCAATTAACGTAGGTAATAGTTCGGATAATTATTTATTGTTTGGTGGTGAAGACGGTTCTGTTGAGATTGAAAAGGAAGATGATGGACAAGTTAGAATAGGAAAAAAACCAAAAGCATCAATGATGTTTATGTTATTTTATAATTTGACATATTTGTGGAGTAGTGTGTTGGAGTTGTCTCCAATGGTGTCGACTGACTCTCATATTAAATCAACACCAGCAGTATTTGCTTATGATTTTTTGTTTATAAATATGTTGTGTTATGGGTTATTTGTATTTTCAGATGTGAATGTTAAAAAGGAGTTGTTGAATTATAAGAGATTATTTTTGTATGGAGCGTTTTGTTTAGTGGGAGGGGTAGGATTTGCTTTGTTGGGAGAAGTTCCATATCTAAAGCATTTTTCAATAGTTCCTGGGTTTTGGAAGCATCTAGATTTTAAGGCAAAGATAACTATAGTATTTTTTACGTGTGTAATAGTTGGATTAATTTTAAAGGAAGGAGTTGATTCAATTAAAAAGAGGTTATTTAAACATGAATTGGTTAGAGTATTAGAATTTGTATGGTTATATGGCACTGTATTATTTTATTTGACATATTTCGGCGCTAGTTCTGTTCAGTATCATCTTCATCATGCGATTCTAGCAACATTTTTGTCATTATTTTTCTTGAATTGGGAGAATATAATTGAGATGTTGATGCATGCTGTATTGATGGGAGTGTTGGTAGAGGGTATAGATTTTTATGGAATAGGAGAGTTATATTTATTTATGACAAAGACAGGACCAGTTATTCCATATGATAATGTATTTATTAGTTCAGTGTATATATCTCTATTATACATACTAGGAATAATAGTGATATATATAAAATCAGATTATTGGAATACTAATCTATAAAAGGTCTTTAATAGTATTTTTTGTTTTTTTAACCTTTCTTTTACATCTGTAAAGTAGTTTAATTGATACATATAAACACAAGGTTACGAATATTAAATCAAAAAATACATTTATAAAAGTTCCATAATTAAGAGTTACGGCGCCATCTTTTTTTGCATCTTCTAAAGTAATATACGTTCCATTTATAGGTTTATTTTTACCATTTACTAATACTATAAATAGGTCATGAACATTTGCTTTCATACCAAATCCAATTAATAATGGCATTATAATATCAACTACAATACTATTTACAGTATTTTTAAATGAGCGAGCAACAATCATACCTACAGCAATATCTATTATATTTTCTTTGAATGCGAAATCTTTCCATCCAACATAAAATTTTTCTATATCATCAACTATATCCTGAGTTACATTTTTAGTATTTTTAATTAAATTTGTGCTAGTTATTTTTAAATTATCAATTGTATTATCATCAGTTTTATATGGTGATATTTTATTCTTCATATTTAAATAATTAAATGCAATATTTAAATATGTTTATTAAACAGTAATATTATTTGAAACATCATATCTATCTTTTAATACTTTTGTGGTATGTTCAACATCGATAGTTAATGATGATTTTTTATTAATTCTTATATTTCTATTAGTTTTATTCCATTCTTTATTGGGTTTAAGTGTGTAATGAGTTCTTAAAGAATATACTTTATCTTTATGTTTAAATCTAAATATGAGTTGTCCGAATAATAATCCAATCATAGATATAGATTTTGACATGAAAAGAGATGCGTTATTTAAATAGAATTTTTTAGGAGTGATTGTTAATTGAATCATATCTCTAGGATAAATATCATTGACATAATCTAATCGAATGGAACAAAGAATAAAAATTTTGAAGAGAATACTGGTGATAATTTGAGTAGTTATTCTCCATCGTTCTTCTCGTTTGAGATAAGTTGCGTCAGAGTTTATGATAGTAAACTGAGAAAGAAGATACGGAGGTCCTAATATACATATTCTTCTATTCCAATTACATAAATCACAGAATCCAATAGTTTCGCTAACACATACATACATTTGTAACCATGGTAGAAATGAACGTAACCATATACGTGTCATTATTTGTCGGTTGCTTATTAAAAGTGTTATGATAGGATGAGATATCCATATTGAGCCTATAACATAACTAAACGTTATATCAAGATATCCATAAAGAATAAATATTGAGATAAACATAAAAAATAAATTAATTCCTTCAATAAGTTTCGCATATTTTTTATTTTTAAACCATAATAATTTATTTGATATATTTTCACTACAACATAAGTTAAGAACAGAATCTTTTGAATGTATATCTACACATTGACCGGTTGTTTTATTTTTACCATTTTTATCAATAAAATTATACGCAGCTTTAGCGGTGAACGCTTGAGTAGTGCTTTCAGTATTATTCCAATGATTAGTTTCTTGTACTCTATGAGCAGTATTTCTCCAGAATCTTTTTATAGTATTGGGTGTTAATTGTTTAGTAGGGTCCATTAAATTAATTATTATTTAAAATTTAAATTAATTTTTTTTATTATATAAAATTATTCCAACTGTCCATGCTGTCAATGATATAGCAGTAGTTGCCCAAAGGTTAATATAACTAGAAGATAATGAATGTTGAAGTGCGTTAAGTAATTGACAAACAGGAGAACCTAATGTAAAAAAGTTTGTTAGAATTCCCATCAATCCAACATCAAAACAATAGTATATAAATACGTTTACAATTAACCAATGAACTGCTGAAATTAATAGTGCTGTTCCAATAAAAATAAGGAATGGTTTTAATAGTTTCATTGTGTGAGGGTATAAATAATTATTAATAATAGGTGTAATTGTTTTCATTAGTTGAATAGTATAGCTCAGTTTTAAATATATTTAATATAAGGATTATATATGTCTCTAAAATTAGAAATAGTAGATTTATCATTAAATAAAAAAATACCAATAAAAATATTAGAAAAAGAATTAAATTTAGATTTAAATATATTAAATCCATTAGAAACATTAGATTTTGATTATGAAGAGAATATAACATCTACTGGTGAAACTTACAATAGAGTTTCATATTTAGGAGTTGAAAGAAGTTTAGAATCGTTATATAGCACAGAAAATGAAAAATTTTCATCTGCTATGGATATATTGGCAACGTATGTTAGAGGACAAAAATTAATACATATGGAATCTAAACATAGTTGTGAGAGAGAGTTAAATTTGTTTATGGTTCCTGCTATATTTTTATCTGCGGTTGCGAGTGTAGTAGCAGGAGGAAGTGATTTATCGCCAATAGCATTAGCGAGTTTAAATGCGTTTATATCATTTTTGTTGGCAATTGTTAATTATAAGAAACTCGACGCACAAGCAGAGGCACATAAAATATCATCGCATCAATATGATAAACTTCAATCTATGTGTGAATTCTCATCAGGATATTTTTTATTATTTGGATTAGATGAGCAAAATACGGGTAATAAAAAGGGTAATGATATACGAGAACATATCAAAGGGATTGAAACAAAAATTAAAGAAATAAAAGCCACTAATCAATTCATTGTACCTAGACATATCCAATATACATATGGTAATATTTACAATATTAATGTGTTTTCAATAATAAAAAAAATAGAAAATTGTAGGAAAGATTACATAACAAAATTAAGAGATGTTACTAATCATATCGCACATATAAAAATGGAACTTAGAGAACTTAAAAAAAATGAGTGTTCTAGTCCAAGAATAAAAACAAAAAAAGAAAAATTATCATTAGCATATAAATCTAAATCAGACGCTCTTACTACCATACTTTTATTAAAATCAGCGTTTTCAATTATAGATCAAATATTTCAGGCTGAAATTAAAGCTGCAGAAAAAAGGCATAGACGATGGCTTAGTAATTGTTGTTATGAAAAGATAGGAGACCCATTAGAAGAAAACAAATTTATTCAATACATTATGGACCCATTTAGACAATATGAACCATGGCAAGATATTAGTGAAAAATTAGATGTTAATATAAAAATAAAGAATTTTGTGAAGGATTATGAGAAATGCGATAATAAAAAAAAGAAGCGTGTGATAAGAAAAAAGTTGGCGAATGTTATTGAACATGAACATAAAAAAAAAGAGTTGGGTAAAAGACATTCATTAGATTCAATGATTGATAATAGTAATAATGATTACTTTTCTGTTAGAAGAAGTAGTATATTTTAAATTTCATTTACTTAAATTCATCTACATGTCCATCAAATATTAATTCCCAATCATTTTCATTTAATTGTTCAATAAGTTTTGTAAATGTGATTCTTGGTCTTCTTCCTTGATTTGCTTGTTCTTGATATGTTTGCGTTTCACTTACTTTTATATTTCTCCATCTATCATCAGTATTTGACAATCTTACTTCATATACCTTATAGTTATAATTTAATGTATCAACTCCATCAACAAAATAAATTAAATCCCATCTTTCTTTTGGACCATATGATGATGGACCCCCATTAAATAAATCAATTGATCCTTTTACTTCTAGTTGTTGAGTAGGTTCAATATCAACAAGTTGAAGGTCGCCTACAGATGTATCCCATGTGGGCATTTTTCCATATTTTTTATGATATGCGAATTTTGCTATATTTTCTGATATATGAGAGGGGAAATTAGAAATTCTAATTTTTTTATTTTCAAAGTTTTCATTCATCATTGCCTCAAATATTATATTATGGTTATATGTATCAATACATTCATTAAGTCTTTTTAAAGTCATTCCATCTGTCATTATAATTAATAATAATAATTTATATATATTATAATTAATTCAATTTATTAGCGTCTTCTTTTTTTAGTGTTTCTTCTTTTTTTACGATATTGTCTTCTCTTACGTGATTTTTTTCCTCCTTGAAATAATGCTCTCCTAGTTCCTCTAGGACTTCTGCTTCTTCTTCTAGGACTTCTGCTTCTACTTCTGTTTCTTCTTCTGCGTGTGCGTCTTGTAGGTGCGTTAGGAGTTACAGGTCTAGTTTTTTTAACATCAGGCGGTGTTGTCGGTGTTTTACCGGGCATTATAATATTAGTACAGAAATAAAAACATACGCATGATAAAAAAAACATACGTTATTGATATAAGAATTTAATATGATATAAGGTTTATCAATAAAATATGGTGCGATAATCAAGGAATAAAAAATTATCAATTTATCTCTCCCTGCATATTTTTAAAAAGAAAATCTGAGGGGGTAAATTTTAAATTTTAAAATTTTTTTTTATTAATGAGACTAAAGTTTAAATATAATCATATTAATATATGGAAAGTGAAACAACGCCGTTGATTAGAAGAGACAATACGTTAATGAATGATGATATGAAACATATAATAATGGAACGAATACGACAATCATATGAAAAAGATATCAATGAAAATTTAGAAAGTAGGTCTCGTTGTAGAAAGTTGGGGAATTCTTTACAAACATTTTCACAATTTATATCAGTTGGTGCTACAATAATGGCATTTTCAGCAGGATTTTATGATGATAAGATATTGTCATTTATATCAGGGTGTTTGGGTTCATTATCATTGGCATTTTTAAAAACATCTGATTATGCGTTAAATGAAAGTCGTGAAAGAACAGAATCATTGAATATTATATTAAAAAAGTTGAACATTGAGACCATTCCAGATGTCGTTATTCAACAAAATAATTAATATGGGAATACTTCAATAATTTCATTGTCAAAATCAGTGCCAACTAACATACCGCTAAAGAAATAAAACATACTGTCTGGAGCACCAAATAAACAATATAACATTAATAGAACAATGGCTAATGAATAAGTATTGTTAATAGTATTTTTTTCAATGTAAAATTTATCAACATTATATTTATGTTTATCACAAAGAGACAAACGAATTGAAATGCCGTTATTTTTTGGAAAACAATCCCATTTAGAATATTTACTAATTACATTATCAGTATAACATTTAATATGAGGAGAACAACCCGAATCAACGCAATCGACTTCACGATATCCACTCCCATCGATTTTTTTAGATGAATCAAATGATATAGAAATACCATATTTATCAATATTGACTCTATCAGATGTAGATTCTTTTAAGGTAGATAGACATTCAGCATTAGAATATTGAGAAATTGTAAGAAGAACAATAAAAGTTAAAATCATGATTTAATTAATTTATCATTTAAAATAATTTAATCAATTTAATAAATTGAAAATATTTAAAAATTAATTATTATTATTAATAGAATGGCAAAACTAAAATTTATTGATTTATGTTGTGGTATAGGAGGATTTCATCAGGCATTGACAAAAATGGGTATGAAATGTGTATTAGCAAGCGATATTGATGATAATTGTAAAGAAACATATAAAAATAATTATGGGATAGATGTTAAAGGAGATTTAAAGGATATTGTGATTAAAGATATACCGAAATTCAATGTTTTATGTGCTGGATTTCCGTGTCAGCCGTTTTCGAAATCAGGACATCAGTTAGGGTTTAAAGATAGTAGAGGAAATATATTTTTCGACATATGTAAAATAGTTGATTATCATAAACCAGAATATTTGATATTTGAAAATGTGCGTAATTTTGCGGGACATGATAAAGGAAATACATGGAATGTTGTTAAGAAAACAATACGAGAATTAGGATATAAAACTTATGATGATCCATTGATATTGAATACGTTATATTTTGGGATTCCACAAAGTAGAGAACGAGTAGTAATATTATGTAAAAGAAATGATATGGGAGAATTAAAGGAATTGCCGAAAATAGTTAAGAAAGAAAGAATAAAAACTACTAGTTTGACTAGTATTATTCAACAAAATAATACATCTAATAAGATAACAGGAAGATTAAAAGTTACTGAAAAAGTATGGGATGAGTTTTTAGAGATTCTCATAAAAAACAACATATCAGTTCCTAAATTTCCAATATGGACAGATTGGTGGGATAGTGATGGAGAGGGAACAGCAGTGACTAAAAAAGATAAAACTAAAACAGATGAAGAAAATAACGAAATCATTAAAAAAAAACAATTCGAATTTTACAATAAGTATGAAAAATGGATAGTAAGTAATAGGGAGTTTTATGAAGAACATAAGAGTAAGTTGAGACCATGGTTAGAAAAATCAAGAAAGAAAGAAAAATGGAAAGGCGCGGTAAGAAAGATGGAATGGCAGACTGGGATGGATGGTTTGAGAATGAATGAAGTGTTATGGAGTCCAAGAGGCTCAGGAGTAAGAATAAAGAAAATAGATTATTCACCAACACTAGTAGCAATGGCTAGTATGACACCGATATATGGCCCATTATCTAGGGAATTAACACCTAGAGAATGCGCCAGATTACAATCATTTCCTGAGACATTTAAAATCCATCCAAATAAAAAAATAGCATATAAACAATTTGGAAATGCTGTAAATGTGGAGATGATAGAGAAAAGCGCTAGATTTTTGATAGAAAATAAAAATTTATTTAATTAATAAATTGAATAAATTATTTAAAATTATTTTTTTAATAACTTATAATGAACATAACAGAGGATTATAATAGTTTGAAAACTTATTATAATGTGTATTTAAATACTGACCAAACTCTAGTAAAGACAAGTAATGATGAACCAACTCCAATAGAATGCGTTGAAGAAATGATAAATAAAATACCTGAAGATACATGGAAAAATGATAATTTAAAAGTATTAGATCCGTGTTGTGGATGTGGTAATTTCTTTTTAGTTATTCTAGAAAAATTAAAAAAATATCATAATGTTAAAGATATATTGGAAAATATGTTATACTTCAATGATATAAATGAAGATAGATTGACCGTAGTGAAAGAAATATTTATGAATGATGAATATAATTTAAATATTAGTGAGATGGATTATTTAAAATATGATGAAGAAATGAAATATGATATAGTAGTGGCAAATCCTCCATATGCGAAATTATTGCCTAATGGAAAAAGAGCATCTAAGAATCATAATTTAATAGGAGTATTTATAGATAAAACATTGAAAATATTAAAAGAAGGGGGATATATGTTGTATATAACGCCTGATAATTGGATGACATTTTCAGACAGAAATACATTGATTAAAACGCTTACTTCATTACAAATTTTATACATTAATATTCACATAGCAAAAAAATATTTTAAAAAGATAGGGTCATCATTTACTTGGTATTTAATTGAAAATAAGAAATCATATAAAGATGTAGAAATAGACGGAATATGGAAAGGAAACTTATATAAATCAACAGTAGAAAGTCAGGTAAGAAGATATATTCCACTGTATTATAATGGAATTATACAATCCATTCTTAAAAAAACAATAGATGCTAGTAATACTAAATTTAAAGTTGAAACTAGCAGTGACCTTCATAAATACACTAAAAAAATACATATATCAAATCAAAAAACAGATGAATTTAAATATAAATTAATACATACTCCAAAACAAACCGTATGGGCTAATAGACCACATAAGTATCAAACTGGATATAAAGTATTTATTAGCACTACTACATATTATGGTGTATTTGTAGATAATTGTGGAATGACACAATCAATCGCATTTATACGGTGTGATAATAAAAAAAAAGCAGATAAAATAAAAAGTGTATTGGAACATCCATTATATGTATTTATAAATAATATATGTAGATATGGAAATTTTAACAATATAAGAATATTACAGAATTTTCCATATTGTGATAACAAAGAAAAAATATATGAAACTTTTAAAATTACTATTGAAGAACAAAACTTCATCAATAATAACATGTAATTTATCTATACGTAGGATCACTCGCAGAACATAATATTGGTTTATTTCCCGTAATATTTGTAAATTTTTTAATAAGTATACTTTCATAAGCATGATATACCTGTGCTTGCACAGCAATCGTATCTCCTACAAAATTTATGTTTACTAGTGCTGGCGGACAAATATATATATAAAATTCCCATTCTGAGTTATTTCTAAGTAAATCATCTTCAATTGTATGGTATAAATGAGCATTAGTAACACTCATTTTTCCTGGATAATTTTCTCCATTTTTCTTTTTTCTTTGTGGGACACAATGACCACAAAGATATGAAGCCCATCTATCTCTCATACCCGTTCTAGTCCCCCCAATTTTCATTATTTCTCTATTTTTAGTAATAATATAAACAACATCTTGTCTATTCACCCAAATAGCATTATCTAATATATTATTAACTTTCAAAACGATTCTTGTTTCCGGGTTTGTATCTAGATTTATGTCACTTATTTTTGTGAATATATTACCACATGATTCGTTAAATATATCTATATCGATACTATTATACTCTGATATATCCTTACACCATTTTTTCCTAGCTTCTTTTCCTTTAATAAATTTGTCTATTAGATTCAAATCATTGAATGATGATATTGGTTGATTAATATTTTCATTATTACACGCATGTGAGGTTTTTTTACTTTCTGCGATTGCCTTTGCTGTAAGAACATCCACAACTACTTCCTCCTCCTTCAGTAATTCCAACATTGAACTCTGTAACAATGATGCTGATATGTCGCTCATTATACTATGTAATTATAGTTAATAAATGATATATAAACGAATCATCAATTTAATACACTAAATAAAAAAATAGGCGGGGCGCTTTTTTAGTTTTTCAAAATTTTTTATTTTTTAGTTTTATTTACTCAAAGTCAAACTCATCCTCATTCTCGCTGAGTTCAATTTCTGGGAATTCATCTACATCGAGTTCATCGGTTTCCTTCTTACCCTGTCCAATAAGACCACTCGCCTCATCGAACTTTCCAATAACTGCGAATTCAGCATCAATTACTGTATCATCGCCGTTCTTGTAAAGGGTTACGTCATTATATTCCTCTTGTGTTCCCATATAGGCGAATTTCTTATATCCTGCTGGTGGAGCGACTTCTTCCTCAACAATCAACTCTTCCTCCATTTCCGGTGCTGATTGTTGTAGAAGGTCAATCCCATCTACTTCAGGTTCCTTAATAGTAACCCTTTTCTTGGGACGTCCTCGCTTCTTAACAGGCTCTTCAGTCTCACTATCAGTATCACTGACAGCCTCAACTGCTGGCTTATTTGCTTCATATTGAGCGAGTTCCTTCTTGTATTCCTTCATCAACTTCGCATTTTCAGCAATAGCCCACTTCTTAACCTTGTTATCGGCATTCTTCCATCCAGCCATAATAGTCTTGTCTTCCATTCCAGTCTTGAAGTTAAGAAATCCATCATCGCCCTTCTTGACTGCGTTATGCTTCTTATTGAGAAGTTGAACCATCTTTTTGATGTAAAGACAATGAGCAGTGTTGGGTCTCTTAGGAGCATTTGGGTCCTTTTTCTTACGAGTTCTCTTCTCAACTCTCTTACCCTTCTTCACTGGCATATCATCAGTAAATCTCGCTCCATTCTCCAACAATTCACAAAGACGAGCAATATTCTTATTGAGAGCCATGATGGCCTTAAGGTTCATATTAGATGCTTTAGACATTGTAGATTTGATATCAGATGTGTTAATTATAGTAGTCATTTGGTTTGGTGTTATAACTCTATCAATCGATATATCGATTCAATTTTAATCGTCATTTCTATCATTTTTATACCACACATTAGAGATAATTGAGGGTAAATGATTAAACTATATATTAGTCACTATTTACACTATATACAATCATATCATTATACTATGTATAAATTGATATGTTTTTTTATACCATGTATATATACAATGATTAAGTATCTAATCGCATTAGCACTGATATTAGGGTTAGTATATATGATGTCAAATACTAAGAAATCATGTGAAACATGTGTAATAGATGAAACATACTATGGTAATCCTGTAAAAAAGCCACCGAATCTCCCGATGAGACTGTAAATAAATTAAATTTCACATCTTTTTTTATACCACTATAACAAACACTATAATGTTTAGTGAATTTATTTATGATAGATTTCCCAAAGTTTATGTGAAATTTAATGGAGTTATAGAAACAGAAGAAGAATTTGATGATTTTCTCAGAAGATGGATAGAGTTGTATGATAATAAACGAGCATTCACATTTATATTTGATACAAGAGAAATGGGAATAATGGGTGTGAAATATTGTAAAAAGATGGCAGATTTTATAAAGTCAATCAAAAAAAGAGATATACAGTATTTACAAAGAAGTATTATAATTGTGAAAAATACATATATTAAGTGGTTATTATGGTTGATATTTAAGTTAGAATCGCCTGTAGCACCAGTATATATAACTGATATACATCATGATTTTATGATAAATTTTATGTATATTAAGATAGTGAATAATGAGAAATTAACAGATGATGTTACAGTAATATACCCAAAATAAATTGAATTTATATTTATAATAACTTATAATTATAAATATGAATTATGCAAACGATTCTTGGAATAATGTAACGAAATATTTAAATATGGAAGAATCTCATAAATTACAAGTTAGTAAGGATTTTAAAAAAATATATCAAAATAAATACAATATAAGAATGCTTAAAGAAAAGTATTTTATCTATCTTAAAGATAATTGGGTTAAAAATAATCCAAATTCAGTAAATGTTAAGATATTAAGTTTAAGAGAATATATCTCTAACTTAAAAGTAGAAATTTATAGTGAATTTAAAAAAGATGATGTAAATGATATTAATGAAGAAAAATTATCAATATACTTTAATATATATAAAACTAGTGTAAAACAGATGAAAAAGTTATTATTGGAAAAAAATAAGAAATCAAAGCCTCACCAGCATCAAGCATATTATAATTCTGGAAGACAAGTATTTCACGATGTTTCAAGAGACGACCAATGGAGTGGATGGGGACAAGATTATGATTATTAGTTATAGGAATTCTTCAACTGGAACATAATGACCTATTTTTTGTTTTATTATTTGACGACAGCACATTATTTCTATGATTCTTTTTTTAATACTTAATATATTAGTGACTTCTTCAATTATATCTTTCATATTTGACATTACACCCCATTTACATAAAATACTATTACAACACATACATTCATTTAATCCAAAATGACGTAACCATTCTCCCTTAAGATTTAATAAGTCTAAATAATTATACTGATTTTGATTTAAATAATTTGATATCATAACTCTAGGGGGTTTAAATGGATATGACTTAGGGAAATTTAATATTATTTTAACTACATCTTCGTTAAACGTTGCTAAAAAAGTAACTACGCGTTGATCTCTTTCTATAAATATTGCCTTAGAATTCATAGTTGTATCATTAATATTTGTCCATGTATTTGTAATTTCTCTTTCGATTCTTCTTATAGCCATTATATTAATAATAAATTGATTTATATTTAATTTATTATTATCAATTAAAATGTTTATTCCAAATGATGTATGGAATATAATAAAAAAATATACAATAGATTATAATTTACTATGGTATAATAGTCGAAAAAACTCAATTGATAGAATACTATGGAATGAAAGATTTAAGAGGGTGATAAAAAATAATGTAATAAAACGATTTATATGTAGAGGAGAAAGAAGTCATTTTAATATAGTCAATGAATATTATCAATATGAAGATGGATTGGGAAGAACATGTAGAGAACTAATAACACAATGGATAATATTTCCTTAAAATAATCCTCTCACATATCCATACATTTTTTTAAGTAAAAATACATATGATAACATTAAAATTACAGAAATTATTATTGATATAAATAGTAACATAGCATTATCGCTAATATATGAAAATGTTAATAATGTAACACCGATTGAAGGAATCGCACCGGTAAATGGAAGAGGTATTGCGACTAATATAGAAAGAACAATTATCAATAATAACATTTTTTTCTTTAATACATCCGTATCTAATTCTTCAAATAATTTTATTTTAAAAAGATTTTTTATTTTATCTAAAAAACTAAATATCGACTTAGATTTTTTATTTATTATAATATTTTTTTTAATTTTATAGTTTAATATAAACTCAGGCAATATATCACTTGATGAATTAAATAATAATATTAATCCTAAAAACATCATGATTAGTCCAATGGGAGTAGTAGCACCTCCTAATGATAAGTATGGGGTAGGCATTGATGTTGGAATACTCAATATAAATATCATTATTATTAATCCTTTTTCCTTAAATATATCTAAAAATCTTTCAATGCTAATATCATCGCCTTTTATGTTATTTACTTTATTAATAAGGTCCATTTAATATATACTAAGAATTAAATATAATATAATTATAAATATGAGTAATAGTCCTAGTGGAGAAAGTAAAAATTCAATAAATAATATAAATAATAATTCAGTACAAAAACATACTCCTCCTGTAAAAGGTGAATATGGATATTATGATCATCGACTTAATTTGAGGGGCGATGGGAATTGGATAATTGAAGTCATTGAATCAAATACTAATTCTATCATTGGACCGATCGCATGTCATTATTCAATGCGAATGAGAATGACTAATGTTCCATTCATAACATGTAATGGACCAATACATAATGTTTATCATTACATAAGTGGAAACGGGGAAACTTTAAATTGATATATAACTATATTAAAATGTTAGTAATAAAAATGGAAAGTAAGACGGAACATAAATCACAACGTAATTATCCTCCTCGTGTGGGTGAGTGGTCATACTATGATTATCGTTCTTATAAAAAAAGAGATCCATATTGGATTATCAATATTGAAGGAAGAGAAGAAGATAAATTTGGATGTCATTATTCAATGACAGAACGTAACGAAGAACCTTTTATAAGTTGTTGTGGAAAGATAACGACAGTAAAATATATGCTAAACGGAGAATTACATTATTAGATAAATTGAATATAAAATTAAGTATAATATCAAATTTAAAAATGAATTATTTACCACCTGGAGTATGGGACAATATAAAATGTTATCAGATTGAATATAGAAAACATTGGAATATTAAAATGAAAGAATCATTCAATGAGATAGAAAATATCTATGAGTTGTATAGTTCAGCAATTCATCATAGAAAAAAAATGAGAGTATCATATTATTTGAATAAAAGAACAAATAATATAAATAAAAAACTTAGAGTTCATAGTTTCACATCATAATATAAATTGAAAAAAAATATAAAACTATATATTTTTTTATTACAATAATGGACAGAAAAGATATATCATATCCTCCAGTAGTAAAAGAATGGGCATATTATGACGATAGATGTCCATATTATAGAATGATAAATATAATGGAAAGAGATGAGGGAGTATTATTTGGATGTGTGTTTTCGAGTAAGGAAATATATAATGATACAAGATACATAAAAAGACATGGAACAATTCGTTCAATATTATCAGAAAAACTTATAAAGCGTGGCACGTATATAAAAGGTATTAATGAATTAGTCTATTATCATTAGTTTAAATTGATTCAGTCTAACTATATTAGACTTTTTTCATTCAAAATGGAATTCCCTGATGAAATATTCGTTGAGATAAAGAACTATATGTTAGGACAAGAATATTGGAAAAGAAAATTCTCAGAAAATTTTAAATTCATACATATATTTCAAGAAACAACGCGAACTATAAACAGTAAGCGGATAAAAAGAACCTGTCCAAAGATCGATAGAGTAAGATTGACTCGATATAGATATCCTTATACAAAGATAAAAGAAATTGAGACGCTACCGTGGGTATTTGACTATATGAATAAAAAAGAAATATATAGCGATTTAAATAAACATTTAGTAAAAATTACAATTAAATTTTATGATATGGATTGTAAATGTTCTAATTGCGACGAAAAAGAAAGAAAGAAAGATGAAATGTATTCTACAATGGATAAATTACGACATGAAATGAGACAACGAGAAACTAAAATATGTGAGGAATATTATCCAATAGCACAAAATAAAATGAGAAAATGGAGATTTCTATTGGGAAAATGTTTTACAAGAGAACAATTTGATGATGAAGTTAAAAATTTGTGTAAAATAGAATTCGCAAAAAAAGAGATTGAATATTTGAATGAATATTATGAGAATAATCCTATATGTTGGGATACCCTAGATAGGACTGAGTGGCGACATAGAAGATACATCAGAAATGAACAATATGAAAAACCCAAAGAATATTTAGAGCAATTGCCTATTATAAACAGAATATTACTACATTATAATATTATAATGACTGAAAAAGAATGGAAACTTAGTGAGTATAAGAAATGGAATGCTATTGGAAGTGCGAGGTTTAAGGCACAAAGAGAAGTTGATAATCCACCGGAAAGAAATGGAAAGATGTATGAATTTAAGAAATGGATAGGATTGGCAGAAACCCCCAAACAAAGAGCACAACGACATCTAGATGATGAATCATACTATAAGTTTTCATTAAAAAGTTCAATAAAGGATATCATCTATTAGTCCTTTAAATAAATTGAAGTAAAAATATCGTTCATTTTCTTATTTAAACACAAACTATTAATAATGTCATCAAATACAGGAAAGGTTATGAAGGCTGTCCCCAGAGATGGTCAAAAGGTTAATTCACCATTCATTGCTATGAAGATTTGTGAAGGAGTAAATCCATTTACACTCGGTATGTTGGATGGAATTACAGTTGATATGGTTGATGAAGCGACTGAGATGATTAAGAAGTATATTCCAGAAGAAAAGAAGGAAGAATATGAAAAGCATGATAATGGAGTAGATCAGATGAAGCCTCAAATTGTTATTCCACAACATTTAGTTACGATGTTTGGATTGGATAATAATGTAGTGACAAAGTTGATGGTCGCAGTATTTAATTTGGAAAGTTTGACACCATTTGATAAGCTTAGTATTCGTGCTAGCATCTTGTTTCATGAAACCGAAAGTCCAGGCGAAGGAAAGGAGGAAGAAGAGTGTAGTTGTTGTCATGAAAGCGAAGAGAGAGAACTAGTTACAAGAGAAGAAGTAATTGAATATGCGAATGAACTTACCGAAGGTGATGAAGAACTGTATCAAGAACCAATGTTGAAAATGACAGTTGAAGATGAGGTTCAAATTCATCCTCTTGGAGTTGTATAGTGAATAAAAATTAAAATATATTTAAATTGATAAATATTTAAATATATTTTTTAATTTAATAATTATTCCCCTATTGAGTTTATAAATTTATTAATCAGACTATTTTTTTCTTCAACATAATTCACAGAGTTATCTGTATTTAATATTTTAAAATCTCCTGGCATTTTTATAAACTTTAATTCAGACCCCGGAATTTTACATCTCCAACCGTCTTTCGTATTTTGAAAACAATCTTCTATTTCTTCCATATCTGTATATTTCATGATTGCTATGGCGTCTTGTTGACAGAATAAATAGAAATCTGCTGGATTATTTATTTCAGTGCTTTTATTCTCTCCATTTGAATTTGTTAGTTTAAAGCATGCTTTCCTTACATGAGTTTTACCTTTTTTTGTCAATATACCATCTTTTTTAAATTTAAATTCAATATCTACACCGAATTCAGTAATACGATGATCTCTTCCTATAGCATCAATGTGTTCTATATTTCCATCAGAATATGTTTCTAATGATTTTTCAATTATAGTTCCTTTATCGAATCTATTTTTTCTAGAATTTAATGAATCGTTCAATACATTTATAAGAGTAAAGAATTTATCCCAATTTACATGTATATTAAGATATGAAATAACATCATCTGTAGTGATTTGAGTTGTCATTTTATATATTATTTAAATTGATAATATTTAAATATATTATTTCAATTTATATAATGCAGACTACAGGAAAAAATAGAAATCAAATAGATAAATTTTATACAAATCCTAATATTGTTAAGAAATATATAAAGCATTTTGAAAAATATATTAATGATAATGATTTAGTGATCGAACCCAGCGCGGGTAACGGAGCATGGAGTATTCCATTGAGAAAATATAATTTAATAGAATTTGATATACAACCAGAAGAAGAAAATATACAACAGATGGATTTCTTAGAAGTTGATTTATGGGCATTTAACTCAAATTTACATTTTATAGGCAATCCTCCTTTTGGACGTCAATCGTCAATGGCAAAAAAATTTATCAAAAAAATAACAAGTTGTAAAAGAACAAAAACAATCGCATTTATACTTCCAAAAAGTTTTAAAAAAGATAGTTTTCAAAAAGTGTTTCCATTAAATTATCATTTAGATTTTCAGGAAGATATTGAAAAAAATGCGTTTTTAATGAATGGACATGAATATGATGTTCCATGTATATTCCAGATATGGGTTAGAAAAGAAACGAAAAGAAAAGAAGTTCAAAAAGTAGAACCTAAAGGATTTAAATTTGTAAAAAAAGATGAGGAACCTGATTATAGTGTGAGAAGAGTGGGTGTATATGCTGGCAAAATATCACCTGAAATAGAAAGTAAAAGTTCTCAAAGTCATTATTTTATTAAGTTAGATAAAATAGATTTAGAATTTATGAATAGATATGAAAAAAATGTTAAATGGGAACATAATAATACAGTTGGACCACGTTCGATATCAAAGCCTGAATTAATAAATGTTTTGAATACTATTATGATGTAATTTTAAGTATAATTAAATATTCAATTTAAAATTGATTTAGAAATAGTTGTTGATAGTTTAATTATAAAATGAAGTTGCGTTCAGGTAAAATTTATGACCCATCAGTCTATTATGATGACACTCCTTATATTGAACAACGTATTATTATGAGAAATTCAGATACGGGTATATTTATATTTGTAATGATGAATTTAATGGTAATTCCATTGACATATATGTATTTTATGATGCACGAATAAAAATATTTGTATATATTAATATGGTATCAAAAACATTTTTGAAGAATACCGGACTTAATTCTTTTTTTAAATCACGTCGTAAAAGTAGAAGAAAACCAAAGCGTTCAGTTAGAAAAAGTAAAAAAAGAAAGGCAAAGCGTTCTGTTAGAAAAAGTAAAAAAAGAAAGGCAAAGCGTTCTGTTAGAAAAAGTAGAAAAAGAAAATCAAGAAATACTAGATTAACTTTAAGTAGTAAAAGTATATTTAATTTAAGAGATATATTGAAGCCTAGCACTAGTAGAAAGAAATTGTTTTAAATATATAAAGATTAATTAATTTATATATTTAAATGGATAAGCCTTTGAATAAAAAAAAGAAGGATAGGATACCTAGAGGGTTAAGAGAACAGGTATGGTTGAAGCAGTTTGGGAAAGTATTTGAACATAAATGTTATATACATTGGTGTAATAATAAGATAAATGTGTGGGATTTTCACGTGGGTCATAATAAGCCAGAGTCACGTGGAGGTAAATTAACAATCGGTAATTTAAAACCGATATGTAGTAGATGTAATTTATCAATGAGTGATAATTATACTATAACAGAATGGGCTAAATTGAGGGGGGAACAGAAGTGTTGTTTCTTTTTTTAATATTATAATCCTAACGAAAAAAATGAAATGTGAATAGTTTAAGGTGAGTGTGTGTGTGATGGAGTGTTAATTAAAGGTTAAGGATGGAAAGTGTGAATAAGAAG